CGTTTGAAAGTACCATCTTTCAAAATCATATCAACCACTACACAATGACTAGCAAGTTCTTTCGAATTGGCCTTGATAGTGATACCTGTCTTAAGATCTCCAGATACATTATCAGCTCCGTAGATTTCTTTCAACACATTGAGATTCAATGCTTCAATCAAAGTGTAGTTAAAAGTATCAGGCTTTTCTGTCAATGACGAGTGCACGATGTCACCGCCCCAAGCCTTCACGTTTTCGGATTCAGGAGAGTTTTCATTTTCCAATCCATCCTCTGAAATATAGCCAAGCGATACAAATTTCTTGTCCAGCGCTGAGGTTGCATCTGTAGGCAATGCCGTACCAGCTGGCGCAGAATAAATTGCTCCGCCCACTTTGGGCTTAGCAGTCGTCACCAATGATGACGAAGTTGTTGTTGTTTGTGTTGTCTGAGCTTCTGTTCCCATTCCATTCTCCATTTCTTAAAAATAATTAATGTCAAATACCGCTTGATAACGATATTTTTTAGTTCCAGTATCTGTAAAGTTGTAGTCGCTATTCAGATGAATTCCGCTGATTTCATTCAGCTCGATCATGTCATAAATGACTTGTTTAACTTTCTCGTTTAATTCAGCAGCTTTTTGCAAGCTACTTGCATAACTTTGAAAAGCAAATGTGGCAGATTTTGCGTAATCCTTATTAGCTCCTCTAGTCTTTTCCACGATGACAAATTCTTTCGGCATTGTCGTCTCATGCTCAAAAAATGACGGAACAGACAAATGACCGTCAAGATATTTTTTAACTATAATCTCAATCATTTATTCCACCGCCTTTAAAAGAGTATTATTTTTTAAGTTGTCCTTCTTGGCTTTTCTTGTTTTAGCACTAACCATAGCATTGGCACGATTCTTACCAACATGGATATCTTTTACATACCCATCACCACACCTATCTTGTATGTCTGATGCATATTGAGAAAGGACCTTCTGCATAGGACCTGATTTCATCAATTCAGACACTCCAGCACGATTCAACTTAAAGCTCGAATTACCCATAGCGCTCCACCATCACTTTCTTATTCCAGCTCAAAGGAATCATTTCCTCAATGCCTTCCAGTGGAATCCCAAAAGTTTTCCAACGCTTGCCAAAAAATAAAACTTCTTTATTCTCCCAATCATGAGTATCACCCTTGGGAATAGCTAGAGTGTATTCTGCCTTTCTTCCGGTCAAGTTCATTTGACTCGTGACATCATCAGTTGAGGTAGGAGAAACGAGGACATTATCCACTTGAGTTTCGATCTCCTCAAAAATGGGATGACCGAAGTCATCCCTTCCTTTTTCTTTGGTCTCGATAAGAGTAACTTTAATTCCTTTAATTCGTCCCATAAAGTTCAATCACCCCATATCTTTGCTTTTTCAAACCCAAACGCTTCAACTCCGAATCCTTAATGAAGAGTCCACCACCAGGAACCAAATAGGAACCACTAAATGAATATCCCATAGCTGACTCAGCCATCTGAGTCATCGGCTCCTGATCTGTTGAGGTCATCAAGGTACGAGCTACCACATCTACAGTTACAGATTTAACGACACTTGAATAAGATGGGCTTTCAGCTACCATCTTATCCAAATCCTTGCTGACTTTCTTAGCTTCCTCACGAAGAGAGTCTGACACTATTGTCAACAGCGCCTCTGCTCTCTTTCGTTCATCAAATTTCAAGGAACGCCACAAAGTTTCAAGGTCTTCTACTGTTGCAAATATTGTCATTTTAACTACCCTTCATGTTGTTCTAAAAGAGCAAGCAAGTCAGCCTTCTTAGCTCCTTTGTCGTATTCGACACCCAGCTCATCTAAGCGGGCTTTAATTTGGGAGACAGTCAGATCTCCCTGATTGTCTGCTGCTTCCTGAGAATCCACTTTCGTAACTTGATCAGCTGGAACCCAGTCACCACCACTAATTGCATTTTCGGTAATGATAGAAGCTCCTGTTTTTACATTAATGTATTCCATACACTACCCCGCTTTCACAACACGAGCAAAGCTGTTTTTGTCCAAAATTCCCCATCCTAGATAGATTTCTGCACGAAGATAGACTTGGTTATAACCTTTCAAATCTTTTCCAGAATTGTCTGGATCACCATATCGAATAACTTCGAGTGGAACTTGCTTAGCATATCCCCATTTCACCATGTTAGAAAAGTCGCCAACAATAGCAACATCCTTGTTGGTTCCAACATTAAGACCAACTGTAGTGTTCACATCTACAGGTAGACCATTAATAGCACCCGGATTTGCTCCCCAAGCCAATTCTGGATAAAGACGCTCATTAGCTGAGTTCTTCATGCTAGCAAGTGCACTTGCAAATGTAGTATCAATAGCCATACCGCTAACGATATTATCAGCGCCTTGGATCATCTTCACTGCATCTTCGACATTAGTGTCTGGATCGCTTGTTGTGAAGTTCACTGTCTGAGTGACTGCCTTATCAAAGCAGTTATCCCCAATAACAGAAGATTCTTGTTTAGTACGTGGATTAATACCATGGAAAGCCATGATATCAATACCACGAGCTACTTTGTTAGCAAATCCTTCATTGAATGACTTCAAAATGTCAATTTTAGCTTCTTCTGACGCATAAACGAACTCGTCAGATACACGAGCGCCATACTCGATTTTGATAGGTACAATAGTTACAGGTTCTAGACTTGCACCACCATGCGTTTTCTTCCCGTTTTCTGCAACGATGTCTACATCAGCATCTAACGAGAACGTGAATTCTTTCAATCCATTGAAAGGAATCGCTTGTTGATTAGACAATTTAGCCAGTGAGCTGTGACCCTTAACTTTGTTGATAAGGTCCGTCACAAGCATTGGGTCAAATAATGTTCCTCTTGATAATTGATCTGTCATATATTATTACTCCTTTAATCTTCAAAAACTAAACCTTGTACTAGGTTTTTATAAGATGTATTTTCAGTTTTTTCTAGAGCAGGCTCTAGATTTCGCATAGGTGCGACATGTTCAGTAGGTTTTACGAAAGAAACTAAGCGCTCAGCATCAGCCGTTAAACTTTCTTCATCGGCACCCTGCAAACGATCTGCAAGGTCGTAAGGCAATCCATGTTGCAAAGCAATCCGAGTCCGCAGGCTTGCTGTCTCATAACCAGCAATTTGCTTCTGCATTTCTTCAAGTTGCTTATCCGAATCAGCCTTACTTTGATTAGTAGCTTCAATTGTTGACTTCAAGCCAACATTTTCTTCTTCCAATTCGGTCACACGAGATTTAAGCTGATCATAGTCTCCATACTTTTCTTTTTCACGAGATAAGCGGGCCTTAATGGCAGCATCAAATTCTTCTTGTGTAGTGATTGGTTTAAATTCTGACATTCTCATGTCTCCTTTCTCCTGCTTTCCCGGCAGTTCGGTAATTTTTAAGCATCAAAAAAAGCAGTCATAAGACCGCTTATTTTAATAACTGATTTTTTGCTTTTTCTTTGGCTTAGCCGTAGCACAAGCCCAATGCGCAAGCAAAGCGCTATCCATCAAAGAAATATCCATATCGTCAAAGTGCGACCGATAGCCAAAGCCACCATTTGAGCCAATATTCCGCTTATCGCAGTTAGTGGCTACTTTAGACAATGACGGCTGGCCAGAGTGACAAATTGTTTTCTGGTAAATCCCCTGTTCCCAAAGAGCGTTGGCCACGATAATTTCTTTCACCGTCGGCAGAATCACATTCTTGATTCTGTAGTCCTTCAACTCTTCGTCCAGGATCTTTTGACCACTTGCGCCATCAATGACAATCTGAGCCACATCAGCTTGACGCAAGAAAGCAACCATCCACTCATTCCCGTTACGAACAGACTGACAATCGACTGTCTCTACAAAGAAACGGCCATCCTTAGTCCGTGCAGCAATACTCAATGCCACGTTCGTTCCATCTTGACCGTACTTAATACCAACAGACAACTTGCCAGATAATTCAGGTACATCATCCACCTTGAGCTCATTC